CTTCGTTGTTAGTATAAAGAGGACTCTTCCGTACATCGAAGAAGTCCTGGTGAACTAATGTTCACAATCTTGTTAATTTTGCAAGGTATTTATTCGTAAGAATAAGTCTTGCTGTCCGACATATAAAAATAAATATTTTATATGTGTAATTATAATAACATTATAATGTTAGTTTGTCAATTATTTTCTAAATTACTCAAATTTATCTTAAGTTGTTCAATTTCACGCTTTAATTTTTCATTTTCATTTCTATACTTATCTGCACGTGATTGATTACACTTTCTTTGTATAGATAAATAATCTAATTTTCTTTTATATTCATTATTTTCCTCTAATAGTTTATTATATTCATTAGGAAAATATGTGTTAAGCATAGTATCTTTAATTTCTTCAAATAGCTTACATTCCCCTAATGTATCTGTAGTCAAATTTCCCATTTTATATAGAATACGTGTTTGACTAATAACCTTTGCTTGGTTAATGTGAATTACACATTGTTTATTAAAACCATCAGATGTATCTACAATTCTATAATTTTTATCACCTGATTTATTGTTTATTGGATGATATCCCATATCAATATATTGTTTTTGCCCAGAGACAGGTAAAACAAAAAGGAAATCACCTACTTTCTCTATTACTACACAAGGATGTTCATAAGACAATTCTGGTGTATATGACAAATTCCAATCAACCATAAATATATCACCGACATTAATATCGCCAATCTTAGCATCAAGTGGCTTATGACACTGCTCATATCTGTCAAGCCAATCATTCATACTTTTAATAAATAATCCTGTTTGGTATGATTTTGTTCTTTCGAACTTATTTATCAATTTTGAAAATAACCCAAAGATTGATTTTGATACAGTAATATTTTCATAAGATAGAGTATTCTTACATTCATCTATATTATTTCTTAACTGTGTTTTTAATTCTCGTATTGGTATTTGCATATAGAATTCCCCAATCATCAATATATAATAATGATATTATATACCAATATTTGGCATATATCTACAAGAACATTTGTTTAATATTTTCATACTTGACAAAACATTCACCTGAATGTAAAATTCACTCAAATGAATGTAAGAGGAAGGTAATATGAAAACAGAATTTTTTAAATTATTAACAACATCTAACATACTCAAAGAAAGAAGAATCAATCTTAGATTAACCCAACAAGAGGTCGCTGAAAAAGCAAGAATTTTACCTCAACAGTATCAAAAATTTGAAAGTGGGGAGCGTAAAATAGAATCAGCCACTTTCCAAACTGCTTGTAGGGTAATTGAAGCATTAGATATGGATATTACTAAATTCTATCATAGAGAATATTTATTAAACGATGATAAAATAACGCTCGATATTGAAAAGGATAATATGTAATGATTTACAATTAATAATACAACTAATTTAGATATCATGTAAGGGAGTTACATTATGTTTAAAATCCATTATTGTCCTAATTGCCACCGAATTACCTACACGCATTATATAAAATGTATATGCAGAACATGCAACATTGAATGCAAAAATCTTGATATAGAATTTGAAAAATTCTTCTCAATGACGAAATCCGAAAGAGAAGAGTACATTAACTCACAATTATAAAATTAGAACTATTGTTCTGGATTGTAAAATTATGGTAAAACGATTATAATACTCTCTGAGGTGGAAGCATTGAAAACAATGCAATATGGGAGCTAGGTAATATCTACACGGCTGTCTTTTACTGAGGCTTAAGAACATCTTCTCTTTTTATATAATTTTAAAAGGAGGGAACTACCATGTTAATTAATTTTGATTTTGATAGTATGAAAAAATTTGTGATTGCGGTCACTATTTTAGTAGTTATTCTTAAAATTATGTAGTGAACCTAGTGAGGGAATATTATTATCATTTTTACATAAGAGAGTAGATTTTCCTACTCTCTATTTTATTATTCTTTTTTATATTAAATTACCAATTTCTTTCTTCATATTTTACCATAATAAAACCTCCGTAAATTTTATTTTATTTATAAGTTATTTTTTAAATTTTCTAGTTGAGTGAAACACACGCTCAAGTACATTACTGAATTCCGAAATCGCAATGTACACTATGCATTATAAGCGAATGTCATACTTAAGGCGATGACTCACTTAGAGGATGGGTATGTCGTTGGGGATTGCTCTCTTATATAGTTATTCTCTATACATGACCTTTCATTTCTATATATGGTCAACATTATAAAATGTAGAGTACCGTCCTGCTCGTTGCCCGTTATTAGTGATACTTAGACACCTATCAAGTCTCCTTGATATTCTCATATATCCACATATACAATTTTTTCTACTTTCGCAACCTCATCCAATATAACTATATGGAATATGGTTTGTTATGTGATCCGTGGGTAGTTTGTTAAGCTACCAAGCATTCAAGCATTTACTCCTCCATGTAATAGTTTATACTCCGCTAAAGTGTTTGCAGAGTTTTTATTAAGAATCCCATGTATCCATAGACTTGATTGTAACGCCATTATGTTATTCTCTTATCTATGATTGACCAACTAAAAACTGTTGGAGAGTTTTATGTAAGGTTTGAAAACCCAATCAAAATTCTTAATAAATTTAAAGATACCTGTACCAGCGCCACCAACACCAATAATAGTTGGAAGTAAACCGAACTGATTAATGATTTTTGTTAATAGATTTAATATGGTATCAAGTGATGATACAATATTTTTTACAAAATCTGTATTTATTGCTTTTTGCCAAAAATCTTCCATAGAAGCAGATAGTTTCTTAATTCGTCCATCAATTGAATCAACTATAGCTTCATTTTCACGCATTGCTGAACCCTCGGCATCACCAAGGCTTTCCATAACTTCATCAATTCTTTGATAGTTTTTAAGTAACGCCGCTACATTATTTGCTCTTGATTTTCCAGCTATAAGTTCAAGAGTTGCAGCTTGTGAAGAATCGGATAATTTATCCCAAACAGCACCTAATTCTTTAATAATGTCTGTTGTTGATTTAAATGTATTATCATCAATCATAATATCAACACCAGTCAAAGACTTAATTTGTTCACGAAGCTTAGAAGTTGAATCACAAAGACCATCAGTGTCTTCCTGCATATCCTCTAATTCTGCCTTTGCACCTCTTAAACGTAAGCTTAAAACCTTAAGAGAGTTACCTGTGTTTTCACTATTTTGAACAATTTCATTCATAGCAGTAATAAGACCGATACTTTGTTCAAAACTATTATTACCCGTTTCAAGAGCAGATGCAGAACGCTTCATGGCTTCACCAATATCAGAAGCAGAGAGTGCAAACTGGTTGCCAATCTGGTTATAATCATCAACAATTTTAATGCTATCTTCAGCTTGAATATCAAAAGCTTTCATAGCTGTAATCATATCTTCGGTAGCTTCTGTAATATCAACACCATCACCGACATTAACAAATAATGTGGCGTTTTTAGCAAGATCGCTTGCTTGATCGAGACTATATCCTAATCTTAAGAAATCTGCACTAGAATTAAGTAATTCTTTATTTGTTGTTGCAATCTCTTTTGCAGTAGAAGATACAGTATCTCTAAATGATGCATATTGTGTTTCTGTGGCGTTTGATACCTTACGAACTTCAGTCATCGCTGTATCAAGTTCACGAACAGTATTTATGCCTTGCTGAATATATCTTATCCAATCTTGCCAACTCAAAAACTGAGCAACAAATTTGCTGTTCATATCAGTAAGACGATTACCGATTTGACTAAAGAAGTTTTTGCCCATATTACCACTTGATGCAACTACAGCTTTTAATCCAGAAAATGATATTTTTATCTTTTCTATTTGTTGGGCAGTTACCTTACCAGTATTTGCAAGTTTTTCGGCATAATTAATTACATCATCTAATGCTTGTTTTTGTGATGAAGACATATTAGTATTTTGTGACCTAAAAATCTTCATCTGTGATATAATGTCAGCAATCTTAGAATCTTGTTTAACAAGTTTATTCTCTAATAACTTTGAATCATCGACAATTTTCTGAACTTCACTATCAATTGTTTTTAATCTAGCAACATCTTCTGGTTTCGTAATATCAAGTTGTCCAATTTCTGAAATTTTTGAATTAACTTGTTCAATAAACTCAGGAGTATATTTAGAAGAATCATTATAAGTAGACAATTTTTGAGTTGCGTTATCTTTAAGAGATTGATTATACTTTGAAACACTTTCAGTATTTTTACTTTGATATTGACTGATTTTTGCAGTTGTTTCTAACTCAATTTGTTTAAGCCTATTTAACTGTCCTTGTGCATCGTATAAATCTTGATTAGATTTTAGAATTTTAGTTGCATCTAAATACTGTTGCTGGTAATATCTTTTAGTTTCTTGGAGTTGGTTAATAAAATCTGGATTATCAGCCTTTGCTATTTTTTCACGAATAGATTGAATCTGTTTCCATGCAGAAACTTGATCTTTTAACGCAGAATTAACAGAATCTTGACTTGACTGTTTTTCTTCTTGATGAAGTTTTCTAGTTGCTTCAGCTAACTTTTCTTTCTGTTTTACTTCTTCATTAGAAGGAAATGCGTCTTTCATTCCAGATGAAATATTCGATTCCTTATGTGGAAGAATAGTATCTTCTTTTGGTATCTTTAATTCAGGAATACTTTCTATTCTCTCAATTAATGGATTTAATGCATCAATAATCTTCTGAATAGATTTGACTTCAGCTCTTGCAGCTAATTCCATTGTATTAGCTTCTGTTTTAATAGCTTCAGTCTTTGTATTAATAGCAGAAGTGAGACTATTAACAGAATCCTCTACTTTAATGAAATTCTTTGACTCATTCGTAACAGAAGTTCTATTTTTTTTTGAATTCATCTGTTCATAGACTTTATTTATTTTTTTAATGGTTTCTGCATTATCTGTTAAATCAAAAGGAGTTTTCATACCACCAGTATTTGCATACTTTTGGTACATTTCAACTAATTCTTGAATATCTTTTTTCTGTTTATAGAGATTTATTTTGCCAGATTCATCAGCAATAGATTTAAACTTAGATTCGATAGAAGACCACTGTTTATCTAAATCACTAACAGAAGCATCTTTGAACATTTTATAAAATGTATTACCAATATCTCTCGTCAAATTTATCATATGGTCAAGGCGAGAGATAACATCATCAAGAGTAGAAGATACTGATTTTAATTCATCATCTGCTTTATCTACAGAAGATGTATCTACTTTCTGAGAATTTAACTCTTTAATTTTTGAAAGAATAGCATCTATAATATTCTTGCTATTTTCAAGTTTTCCAACTTTTCCAATAGATAATAACTCATTAGTACCACCCATATTGAGATAGTTATTATATTCTGAAGCAATTTTATCTACATTTGCATTTTTTCTAAAAGTGCCATCTAGCTTAATAGAATTTTCAATTAACTTAGATACATTTTGCCACTGTGTTTCAATATCAGTAACACTACTTACACCTGACGCTCTAGCGAGAGTAGATTCTATATTCTGTAATGCCTTTAACATTGACTGTAATTCGGTTAATTGACCAAGGCTTTTTGAAATTTCTTCTGCGAATTTATCAAATCCTTTAAAACTAAAATCTTTTGAATCTGCTGAATTTAACAACTCATTAACTTCAGTAAGTTTATCGGCAAGTTCATTAACCTCTTTTTTTGATTCTGCAATCTGACCTGTAATGTCAATCTTTTTACCAGAATCAGAAGAGAGAAGTGCATCTGATAGATTCTTAAATTCTTCTTCATTAAAATCAAAATGTAATTTAATAGGAGAAGATTCAAATACATTTTGAATTTTAGAAATTGTTTCCTTAGAATAAGAAACAGCTTCATCCATTATAGAAGTAAATGTCTTCTTATAAACACCCTCTAAATCAATAACTGCATCTTCACCAGTTTTTGCTAATTCTCTTTGATACTTCTTCGAATAAGATTTGCTAATAGTGCCAACTTCACCATTTTTTTCAGAAGATACTGCATTTGGTGCTACTACAAGTTTTACAGGAGAAACAACGGGATTTTTATTAAGGATATTTTGTAAATCTTCAATAATAGGAGATAACTTTTTCCATAATTCAGATGAAGTGGTTTCAATTGTTACACCAGTTACTAATTCTGCTGAATTTGGGTTGAGTTTATCTGATATTTTTGCAGAAGCTGTTTTGGAAGAGGTAGGTGTTACAATTTTCTCTAACTCTTCACGAGTTTTGATGGCAGATTCACGAATTTCATCTAAAGTTCCTTTTACAATTTTTTCATATTCAGATACTTTTTTATCAACATTGTCATCAGAAATAAGTATTGAATCACCAAATGTATATTCTCCTGTTTTATCGGGAATATCTATTAACTGTTGAATAGAATCGTGTAAATCGGCAGCTTTTAATTTCAATATATTGATTTGGTTAATAGTTTTTTCAAAACCGATGCTATTTTTATCAAAATTTGAAAGTTCCGATTCAGATTTTTCGATTAATTCAAGAGTATTTTTTAAATCTTTGGCAAGAACATCTAATTCTGCTTGAGCTTGTTCTGTATCAAATAATTCATATTTTGAGCCTTTTGCATCGCTGAACTCATCTGTACTTTTAAGTAATTTATTAATTTCTTTTATCTGAGACTTTGCTTGATTTACTGCACTATCATCAAATGATATTAATGAAATGCCTTGACCATCAAGTTTTTTAACCATTGTATCAATAGCACTATTTGTATTCTGTACATAATCCTGGAAATCTTTAAATTGGCTGCTAATCTTGCTTATATCAATACCATTTCCAAGAATTTTTAACTGTGAATTTATAGTTGAAACAGCTAAATCTAATCTATCAATTTCTGCACGAACAGAATCAAAATTTTTATTGACAGTTTCTTTAAATGATTTGAAACTATTTTTATCTACTTTTCCAATACTTAAATCAGAAAAAGATTTTTCCATATCTGCCTTGAATCTTTTTAACTCAGCAATCGTGTTATCAAATTGTGCCTTCATTCCCTTTGATAACTTATCATTTGAAGCCATCTTAGTTAAAGCAGATTCATAGTCACGAATCATTTGATTAAGTTCGTTTTTATAATCAATAGCAATACTTACTACACCATCTTTTGCCATTTTATTCCTCCTTATTAGATTTTGCATCTATTCTGCATGTCTTTTATTAATTTATTTTTATATTTATCCATTTCGTTATAAATGTTAAAACTCGCCGTAACTCCATAACCACCATGCCAATCACCACCATGCCATGTACCAGATGGATTATAGATATATGTACTCAATAAATCCTGTCCAGATATTGAATCATTTCTAATTCCTAGATAATCTTTCATAGTAGAACCATCAATACGAACACCACCATAAAATCTATCAGTTCCATTTTTATAATATTTGTGAGCGGATTTATATAAATTGAAGGTACGAATATAATATGGTTCATCGTATTTATTCAGTTTTGGTTGATAATCGGCATAATACCAATCAAGCAATGTAACATAATGATTTGTTAGAAGCCTCATGTGCTAAATTTTTTGCTTTTTCTTGACATTGTTTTTCTATCTTATTTATAAAATTCTGATCTAGTCTAAATGAACCCATCTATCATCACCTCCAAAATATTCACTATAATTTCACTATTTTTACACTAAAATAGGAGAGCAGTAGTAACCACTCTCCATAAGAAAAGCCCTATACGCTGTGACACGCATAGAGCCTAATATATTGACAATATTTAACTGTAATGATATATTTAATAAATGAAAATAATTGTCAGTCCTTAATTGAATTTCCGACATATATCTTCACTCAATTAAGGACATTTAAGCAGTATTGTATGTAAAATATAGTACTGCTTTTTTATTCTACTTCCTTAAAATCACCAGTTCTTACAAGCTCAATGACCTTAGTAATATCTTCCTGTGGAATTCCCTGTATCTTCTGTTCAATAAGCTTCATAAGTGGTTCTATGGTTATATTTGCAAGCGTCCCAAACCTTTCAACCTGACGACTAATATATGCGTGTGGTTCATATACATTTTGCATAATATCAGATTTATGCATATCAATAAGAGTTCTTATTTCAGATATTTCACTTGCTGGAATAAGTGGTGGAATTTCTTTTCCATTCACAATTTCTCCAATCATTAATTTATCAAGAAGTCCAGAAGATTTTAATAAATCATAATCCGCTGTATAATTACCGTCATTACTCCAAACAAGATTTGTATACTTCTCAATAACTTCTCTAACAAATAACATATATTGAACGAATGAATTAATATGTATATTATCAGTCTTACGGAATTTTATTTCACCATTTTCATCAGTATATTTTTCCTGTTCAAACATAGTTCTATCTGTAATGACTATTGCAATAGTATCTTTGAAGTTTACAGGTAAGTAAGATATAATACTTAACTTTTCCTGTATATATCTATTCTTTAATGAATCTACACACTTGTTATATCCATCAACAAATTCCTTAATTGCTATCTTATTCATAATTCCTTTATCTCCTTTATAAATCATTCTTCAACAATCGGTATTAAATCAGCGCAAGCATCAGTATCTAACCCCATACTAAACAATTCTTCTGCACTGATAGGCGTGAAATTAACATCTACATCAGAATCGCTCACCGCATTAATCTCCTTAATAAAATCTTTCCAATTTTCGTCTTCAGGACTAATTCTCTTCTGATTAGGAACAACTTCACCCTTTTCGTCAACAACATCCTTTCCATATTTATTAACAAGAGAGTCCTTTGTCATTTCAAAGTCCTTTACAACTCCCTGAATCTCTGAATATAATCTGAGTAGTTTAAACTTAAATGCAGCATTAATTGCTGAGTCACCTTCAATTACATTTTTAATTCTTGCATTGACATTAATTATTTGATAAACCTTTAATGTTTTGTTCATATTATGTTATTCTCCTTTTATTTCACTATAATTTTTATTTCTGTTCTTGGATTATCCTTATCATATCCTGTTTTTAATGTAAGAGAATGCAAATGCTTCCCATCATCATCAATAATAAAACCTGATTCACTAAATCCATCTAAAATAAATTTAGGAACTGTATTGTCACAATCTACACGCCTTTTTGTTGGCATATAAGTGGTAAATATCATTTCAAAAGACTCTAAATGTTTATCTTGTAAATCTAAGTCTCTTATCCAAAAAATAATAAAGTCTTTCCATTTTTGTTTAAGCTGATTCATCTGTATTCTTGGTAATATCATCCATGTGTTAATCGAGGGGTGCATTGGTCTTTCAATAGGTGCTTTTTTTGCTTTAGGATGCTGTTTGAAATAATATTTATTATATTTTTCTAATATATCTTGATTTAAAATCAAATCAATGGTTTCTATAATAATCTTCCTTTCTTGATTAAGGGTAGGAGAGTGGTCTAGCCACACACCCTCCAAATTAAAAAATGCCCTTACCACATGGCTAGGGAGTGGTAAAAACATTTTGAATAAATAAAAGTGTGGCTTCAAAATTACTAAGAAGCCACACTTTCTTTATTATTAGTATACTATCTA